TGTTGTTTCTCCGACTGTTTTGATTAACTGACCAGCTACTTCATACACTCTAGGATGTTCTGACTCTTTAGCTATGTCTAAAATACCTTCGATAGCATCTTGACCTCTTTCTACTAGACCATAGAAGATTTCTCTCGAATATTTGTAATCGTTACCTTTGTCTTGATCATTAGATGTTAAACTAGGTAGATTCTTTTCGGCTTGTACGATTTCACCTTGTATGTCAAGGAGATCGTCTAATTTTTGATCGACTTTACTCATAATATGTATTTAGTTATTTGGGATCACTTTCTTTATCGTCTGAATATGTTACAGTAGGTTGTTCGAACCATTCTGTAACTTCATTGTATGTTATATCATCTCCAACTTCGGTATCAGCTGGTATTGGAGTTACAGTCTGTTGAACAACTCTACCTGATGTAGAAGTGTCTTCGATTTCACCGGATCCACTTTCCATGTAAGTTCTAACTTTAGCTGTTCTTATTATTTCTGAATCTGTTACAGGTCCATAGATATAATTTTTCATAGTAAATTCTAAAGTATATGTTAATGCTTGTCTTGTTTCTAAATCACCCTCGTAAGTGTCTTCTTGAGATACACTTGTCAAAATAATAGGTACATCTCTTTTATCACTCATACTAGGTACAGTATTAATTGTAACTGTATAATCAGGTGTAAAGTATGGTAATATTTGTTCTACAATTTGTAATCCATCATCTGTATTCTTTACTAAAATACTTAATGTAAATCCTAAGTTATATGGTGCAGGTGAATATTGATAATTCATTTTCTGAGGATTAGTAGAATCTGCTGCTCTAAATCTTGTTTTCTTTGTTAATTTTCTTGTTCCGTCATATTCAATAGATGTTAATTCAAAACCCATTCTTGGTAATGTAATAGCTATAGCTTTAGCTGTTGGATCAAGTGTAGATTGTAAACGAGCTATCCATCTTGATCGAGGTCCATAAGCTAACGGAACAGGTATAATTTTTCCATCTGTTCTTTTGATTGTAATATTATTAAATAGTGTTCCAAATACTGAAACAGCCCTCTTAATAGTTGAATGATAAAAATGATTACCTAACATTATGTAGCATCTCCAAATGGATTAGATTCTGAGAAATCAATAATTCCGTCAGCATCTGTTTCTATGTCTAAATTAAACGCTCCAGGATCGTTTGACATTTCTTGAGTTTCACCTAAACTATTAACACTTCTTCTTGACACTAGACTATCTTCAAGTACAAGATGATCTAATTCTGTAGCATCAATAGATGTACCAGTTTCTAATGAAATACCTGAACCTTGAGTAAATGTTTCAAGTTGAATGTTATCTGTACCTGTTGTACCATCTGTTATATCACCTGGTAGTGATACACCCGCTGTATGACTTTCAAAGTCAATATAGTATCCTTCTTGACCTGTACCACTTAAAATGATCTTATCGTTGTCTAGTGAATCCTCAGCGAGTATATGACCTTGAGAAGTATCTGTAAGTTGGAATGTCTGATATGTACCTGTTGTGTCATTAGATTCTATCTTACCGATTGAAAGTTTGTTTGTATCTTCTGCCCACGCTGCTACAACACCTGAAACAACTATAGTTTCTGTAATTTGTTGTGATACAGATTCACCTACAACAAAGTCTCTTAAAGTTGGTGTGTCTGCTAATGTCAATGTTGTGATAGCACCTGTCGCGAGATCCATATCTGTATCAATCGCTTCGATACTAGTATCGAAATCTTCACCAGAGTATTCATAAAGATCACAACTAAGTTTAAATGTATAGAGTTTACCTAGTTGATAAAAAGTATTTTCGTGTTCTACAAATTTAATTTCAAATAAACTGTTTGATAAAGGGAAATATACTAAGTCACCTTCATTTGGTCTTAACCCTGTAGCTAGATTAGCATCTAGTGAAACGAATCTTTCCCAACTTCTTCTTGATAAAACAAATTGTGCTGATTCTCTTGTTTCAATACCGAACTTAGAGTATAATTCACCTTCACCTTCAAAGCCATCATTACCTTCAAGATACATTTCTATCTCATAGGCATCTTCAAAACTTGATTCAGCGGCGTCACCTAGAATAGTGTCTTCGTTTACTATTTTTCTGGGTAAATAATATACATTATGTCCGTAGAATCTTAAAGACTCAACGATTAAATCTTCTACAAGATTCTGTTCAGTCTTTACCGCATGATTGAAAAATACATTTGTTGCCATGTTGTGGCTATCCTATCATATCCATTACAGGTAGTTCATACCCTAATCTCAATTCTTCTTCTAATTGTGTTATTTCTTCTTTGGCATCATCTACTAATTGTCTTCCATTTAGAGTTATGCCACCAGGTAAAGTGATACCATCAAATTTAATTAAGTTTTGACCCCATTGTAATTTTAGTTTAGCTGTTGTATACTTCTTTAACCATACATCATTATAGATATCTGTATATGTCGTTGGATCCATTTTTCTGATCGCTTCAATAACAATATATTCACTAGCCGCTATGTTAGCTGTCCAATCCATATCAATGTAAAGTCTGTTTCCATGTTTACTATGTCTCATAAACGCTGATCCGACTAACATATCATCTAACATACCTAAATGTTGTTGTACCATTTCGTAATGAAGTATAGAAGTAGAGTTTAAATCATATAAATCGTTTAATCTTAATTGATATCTTAAATCAAACATATTATTAGTACTTGAACTAATATCTAGTACACGAACAACCGAGATAACAGATTCAGGCAATTCGATATAGTTATTACCCTCTAACCAAGTAGTACCACCATTGTCTGATCCACCACTCGTTGAAGAAGTTACATTTGAATTTGTTTTCTGATTATCGATTTCAGATTGTGTAATTTGATGTTTTAGATATGTTCTTATAGTACCGTCGTAATGATACTCTTGAAAAAACTGTAAAGCGTCGTCTAAGATATCATCAGCTTGATCATCATCAACATTGATTTCTACTACGGGAGCTCCTAATTGTCTTTTACAATAAGATAAGAGTTCTGCTTTTGTTGCTGGTATTGCCATATATAAATTCCTCGTTAGTACTATTTATATCAAATAGAATGTTTAGAGTCTATATTCTTTTACGGCAGCTTCTTGAATTCGGTCTAATTTATCGTTTAATCTCTCTAATTGTAAGAGAATTCTATTCATATCTTCTGTTAGTTCGCGTTTTGATACATAATCTCTAGCTATTTCTTCTCTAGTTTTGTTGAGAAGTATATCTTGTCTTCTCATTTCTTCATGCGTACTTCTGACCCACCAAGCTAGAGGTACAATAATGAATGTTATGATAACATTCCAAATGTAGTGTGACATTTCTAATTCCATTTTTACTTTATATAATTAAAATTTAAAACTATTCTTTTATCTGTATCTGTTTGTCCTGTAGCTCTATGAGGAGTCTTTGTCGGAAAAGTTACTAATCTATTTTGTACAGAATCAACTGTACTACCATCTTCAAATTCTGTATATCCATTATTTGTATTTAAATAAAAGATACTAGTTGTCATTACTTCTTCGTTATCTTTTCCATTTGTATCAGTATGAAAATTAGATGTACTACCAATCTTTGGACATAAATTAACATTCAGTCTATACATAGATGTCCACTTCATATACTTTTTAAATATATTCTGTACAGGGTTATAAAACTCTGATCGTGGTTCATCAGCATGATATAGAACATGACAAAAAAATGGGTCATCATCCCATGTTTGTACTGTCTGATAAAACCATGGAAAGAATGGATTGTTAATAATACTCTCTAACTGATCAAATTCTTCCATTGTTAAGAAGTCGTCTTTAATTATCAATCTCCCACCCTAGTCTCATTCTGTAAAGCGGTATGATTAGCATCATTTAATGTTACAAAAGTATCAATCATAGTTTGAATATCTGTCCAACTCATATCAATACTTGGGTCTACATGAAGGCATTTCCATTGTAATGTTCGTGTATCTGTATTTTTTGACCCGTCAGCATTGAATAGACCATCAAACAGATTTAACTGTAATACTATACTTGGGTGACCTGAAATATTTATACCTGTTGATGCTTCAACAGCTAGTGCTGCATCTGAAACATCAGCTTGTTCTCCCTCGTTTTGATAATCGATAACTGTCCAACCAGAAGGAACATTATTTAAAAGTTCGTGTCCTTGTAATAGTTCTTGTTCGTCATTGTGTATAAAATATTTAGCCATAAGTACCTCGTATAGCTGACCCAGCTCCACCTACTCCACCTGAGTAAGCATTGGTACCTACTCCAGCACTTACTTTCGAAGTTGGACCACCTGAACCATCATCATCTAATACACAAACAACTCCACCACCAGCTGATCCACCAGCACCACCACCATATCCATCATGAATATTAGCTCCACCGATTCCTACTGATGTAGCATGACCTGTTCCTGTGTAAGCACCATTAACAAGTATTATAAGAGTACCTGGTAAACCACTTAATGAATTATCGTATGATGAGTATGGTCTACCTAAGTAATGACTTACACCTGTTGAAGATCGTTTATCTTCTATATCAACACTTTCACCAAAACCATAATAAGTAGGTTCGGTTGGACTTGTATTACCACTAGCACCTATACTAAAACTATTTAAAGTTAATCCACCTGTTCCTCTATGTAGACAACCAGGATTTCCATTACCACCCATACCAGCGTAGTTACCACCTATTGAAATAGGAGGATTACCACCAGCACCACCATTAGCTATACCATCCATAAATTCATCACTATCTGCAGCTACAGTAGTTCCGCCGTGTAACATCATGAAACCACCACCACCTGAGCCACCTACGAAACAAGTTCCAGCTGCTCCTGCACCACTTATACAACTAGTGATATTTCCATGAATAGATACGGCTCCACTTCCACCACCACCTGAACCATTTGTAGCAGTACCACCATTGTTTGAACTAGTTCCTGTAGTAGTTCGTGATGCTCTAGCTGCTCCAGCTCCACCAGTTGCGGGTATTGTAATACTACCATTTACAGGTATAGCTACTGGAGCTGTATAACCATGTGAGTCACCTGTTCCACTATGATTAGCTCCTCTATTTGTCATAGAAGTTATACCATTTAAAGTGTATGCTCCATCAACATTAAGAACAAAACCTAATTTTCTAACTGGTGGTTTTATAATTGATCTTCTACCTTGTGTAAAAGTTCCGTCTACACATACTAAAGCCCAATGAGTATCTTGATTTCCTGTAAACCAATGATCAAAAGCATTCATTTCGTCTACGGCATCAGTTGTAATGTTACCACTAATATAAGCATAGTCATATAGACCAGCAAAGTTACCATTTAGATATAAACTACCTGTACATATTACTGTACTTCTTTTGTTTGTTGTTTGTGCTGTTTGATCTCTATGTTGACCAGCACCAGACGCATGTGAATTACCCCAATCTCCAGTAGAAACTTGATTAGCTATATCAGCACTAGTGTAAACACCACTATGTTGTTTGTTATATAATTGAGAACCAATACTACGCAACTGATCCATTGCCAGTTTCATAGTATCAGCTCGTATATCTATCTGTTTCATATTAGTCTATAAGTTCTGTGCCTGAGATATGATAATTCACATCATTAGCAGCGTTAGCGTGTCCTTTAATTAAATCTGTTTCGTCTAAAAACAATGGAGTTGTTAATAAAGCAATTGTAGCACCAGGTGGTACAACTAAAGCTTTACATAATGTGTAATTATTACTTCCATTATCAGCACTTACTGAAATTTCACAGGTAGCACTATTCGTACCATCAGCGTTACTCACATAAATACTGTCTATCTTATAACAAGATTCAGCAGGGACATCACATATATCTGCAGCAGAAGTTCCAAGAACACCAGCTTTAAATACTGGTTTTACTGTCGCTACATTAGCTATATTTGGTGTTGCCATTTTCTTTCCTCTTTATTCTATTTATACTTAAAAGATCATACTAAAAGCTATAGCTAATCCTTTTGACGGTCCACTAGCTGGTGCATCTTCCCATGCTACACCACTACCAGTAGAAGTCATTAATTGTCCGTCTGAGCCTTGAGCTCCGTTAATTTTAAAATTTTCTCCGTCTACTACTGCAGCATCTATAAGAGGAGAGATAACTGTGCTATTAAATGTTGCTTTACCTGCCTCTGACATATCAAGTCTAAGAGCGTTTACATTTGAACCACCATCATTACCAAAAAAGAAAATATCAGCATCTTGTACTTTTGATCCTAGTTTTAAATGATTGCTATCATTTAATTGGAATTGACCAATTGCTGTTCCACCATCTTTTAATGTAATATTTCCACCGTCAGCATCTAACTCTATTTCATTAGTATCAATAGTCAAAGTTCCTGAATCTGATATTGTAGAACCATTAATAGTTATATCATCTACTGTAAGAGTTGTAAGAGTTCCAAGACTTGTAATATTTGGTTGAGCTGCTGTTGTAACTGTAGCGGCTGTTCCAGAAGTGTTTCCTGTAACATTACCTGTTAAACCTCCAACAAATGCTGTTGATGTAATACTTGTAGCACCTGTAACTACTCCTGCATCTATATTGATTGTTCCGTCTAAAACGATAGCTGAACCTCCAGCTGGTGTTAAGTTTAAAGCACCAGAACTAGCTGTAATAGTATTACCATTAATGTTTATATTGTCTACTTGAAGTGTTGTTAATGTACCTAATTCTGTTACACCAGATAAAGTACTTGGAACTACGAAATCTAATGTACCGTCACTATCTTCATAAGTTACAGTAATATTTGTTTCTGTATTTGAAGTAACCATAGCACCAACAATGTCTTGTACATTCTCGGTTGTTATAACAGATAATGAAGTACCGTCTACTGTTATAGCATCGGCTTCTAGTGTTCCGTCTACATATACATTTCTCCATTGTTTTGTTGAAGAACCTAAATCGTATGTGTCGTCAGCATTCGGTACAATATGTGAAGTCAATTCACCACCGAAAGATATATCGTCTGAATCTGCGTCACCAATAGTAATGTTACCACCTAGAACTAAGTTTCCAGATATATCTACATTACCATTGATATCTATTGTAGTAGCGTTAATTTCTACTTCTGTATCAGAAGTTAATTGAAGAACTCCGTCAGCACTCTGTCTTATATGTGTACCAGAGTCTCCGAATTGTAATTGTCTTGATGAATTTAGTAATAAACCTGTGTCGGCTACATGAGTGATAACCACATCTGAATCAGCACCGAAGTTTAATAACGCTCCGTCTGATCCTAGAGTTATATCATCTATAAGATTTACATCTCCAGCGTTGTTTACTAGTTTCGCTAATTCTCTTGCTTGTGTTGTCATACTACTATTTATCTCATTTAACTATTTGATTTAC